AGTAAGATTTGTTATCCTCTTGACATCTGCCTTCGAACGAAAGTTTCTCAAACTGTAAAGGGCCAGTTTCGTTATACTTTTGAGATTAACGGTAAGCGTATTGCAAAGAAGTTGATTCCTTCCGAGTTTCTGAAACTGGGGGCACTTGAGTTATGAACAATCAACCTCAAACTCAAAATGTGATACTTGAGAGACAATCTCACGAAAATTGACACCGTGAGTGCTTATGTGTTATAATCAGTGTTCTGGCAGTGTTTATGCGGTTCGTTGATGCCTTTGTGGGCGGCGTTACTTATATAAAAACGCATCACTACCCTAACCTACAGAGGTGACAAATCGACCTCTAAATATCACACAGAAAAAAAAATCCCCAGGAAAAAATAAGATGTATTACCCTCGCAAAAGAAGACCATACTGGAACTTCTTTAGAGTTGTGCTTGCTGGATGGATGATTCGTTATCCAAAACAAACAATATTCATTCCTCTTGGATTTTTATTAGTCATGATATATAATATTGTTGTGAAATAAAATCACAAAAAAAATTTCCCGGAAAAAAATAATGCACAATACCGAAAAAATATATCACATATATGCAAAGAATAAATGTTTATTTCACTCAATTAAAGAAGAAGATTTTCATACAACATGGAATACTATAAGAGGAATGATAAGTCTGACTCAAACTGATTATAGTCTTCAAGATTTGTCATATGAAGAATTGCATTTAAATCGAGAAGTATTATTAAATTCTTCTTATTGACAAGACATATATAGACTGTTAAAATTGAAATGAAGGGAGAGTTAAATTTTTATGGCAAAAGGATTCACTGTTAAAGCTGCGGCACCAAGAGCATCATCATCAACAGAAGATTGGAATTATGATGCGATTAAAGAAAGAATGAAAGGAAAGAGTATTGTTTTCTGTCTTCCGGGTCGTGGATGTTCTTATATTTTTCTCAAGGCATTTGTACAACTTTGTTTTGATATTGTACAAAATGGAATGAGTATTCAAATCTCACAAGATTACTCATCAATGGTAAACTTTGCACGTTGTAAATGTTTAGGTGCAAATGTATTACGTGGACCAAAACAAATTCCTTGGGATGGTAAATTAAATTACGATTATCAATTGTGGATTGACTCGGATATTGTCTTTGACACAAATAAGTTCTGGCAACTTTGTGATATGGCATTGAATGCGGAAGGTGAAGAAAAGGAAATTGTAGGTGGTTGGTATGCAACAGAAGATGGTCAGACAACATCTGTCGCACATTGGTTAGAAGAAGATGACTTCCGCAAAAATGGTGGTGTCATGAATCATGAAACTGTAGAAAGTATCTCAAAACGTCGTAAGCCCTTTACAGTTGATTATACTGGATTTGGTTGGGTACTAATTAAAAAAGGCGTATTTGAAAGTCTTGAGTATCCTTGGTTTGCTCCAAAGATGCAAGTTTTTGAGTCTGGTGCGGTTCAGGACATGTGTGGCGAGGATGTCTCATTTTGTCTTGATGCAATGGAAAAAGGTTTTCAAATTTGGTGTGATCCAAGAATTCGTGTTGGACACGAAAAAATGAGAATTATTTGATATCAAAGTAATCTTATATGTTAAATCGTAAATCACTGATCGGATCAGAAGAAGTTGAATCTCATCCCAAAAATACTCGACAGGGAAATGGGAAACACACAAAATATTCTGCAACTAGCAGAAATAATGCACGAAAACCTCTTAGAGGGCAAGGTAAATAATCTTTCAAGGCATCTCTTCTTTGAGGTGCCTTTGATTATTTTATTAAGATCTTATAAGTGCTTTATAGGGACCTTATAAAGTTTTTGTCGTTCGTTCGCCTCTCGCTTGAAGAAAATTTAAATGACAAAAAGATGAATTGAATAAAACTATTTTTAAATCAGGAACGTTTAAAAAAACTTGTAAAAGAATCTCAGCTCTTAGATTATTCAGCGCAACCTCTCATAATGGTAAATAGTTAAAATAAGAATAATTACATGTCTTGTTTAATTGCTAATCTTCCTTCACAAGAAGTCTGGGTTCGTAAAGAATATTTAACTGATCATCAAAGTGGATGGGGTGAATTTGTTAAAGGTGTTTGGGTATCGGCTAAATCAATACCCGGACGTGTTTTTTATTTTGAGACATATTTACCAGAGTATGCTGCAATGTATGATAAACTACCAATTAGTGCCTTTGTAGCACGTCCTAAGACACCTATTCCTGACTTAGACCTACCTAACCTACAATTCTGGAATTGTATGGATTATGGAGTCGTTGCAGTTCAAAAACAGTTTATTGGATCTATGGATTATGAGTGTTATACACGCGACTTTGGAGCTCAGAGAGGTGTATATATTTGTACTTTAGATAATTATCATCAAGATCCTGATGTAATTGATTATGCAACGAGTGAAAATCCAGCAGAACACAAGTCACATAATCTGATTGAGTTGCAAAATGGTCAATTTGCACTCTACCCTAACAATAGAATACGCATCTATGACAACAGTTTGACTCCCAATGAACCAAAAACACCCGATTTTAAGGTCTCTACACACTACTATCAGGTTGAAAGTGGTTATGAACGACTTGGAATTGGTTATGAAGATGAATATTTTTGGAAAACGGCACAAGAACGGGATAGAAACCCCGCAAAAAGTTCTGATTTAACTAATCAGGAGCAAAAAAATGGGAAAACCTTCGGATAGAAATCAAAATTATATGAAAAAAATGTGGGGAACTACAAAATTAATCACAGATTATTCAGTAACACCTCCAAAAATGCTTCGTGAAATTGCAAATGACAATTTAACGCCAAAAAAACACGATTTTTTGACTCAAAATGAACTTCACAAAAAAATTCGTAACGATGAAGATTATGATGATTGGGAATATGGAACAGAGCCTCTTTATGAGTCAAAAAACTGTAATAAATAAGATAGATTTAGAGTATTAAATGCCTTTAGAGCGAATTAGTCAAGGTTTTAAAGACATTAGCATGTCTTTTCAGGTAAATCCCCTGAATCTAGATCTAATTGCTTTGAAAAATGAGAATGCAATTGCTCGTTCAATTCGTAATATTGTATTTACTCTTCCAGGAGAGAAATTTTTTGACTCAGATTTTGGATCTCGAATTTCAGATTCTCTTTTTGAAAATATAGATGAAATTTCCGCATCAATTATTAAAAATGAAATAAGAAATTCAATTACAAACTATGAACCACGAGTTGAATTAATTGATGTTCAGACAACTCCTGATTATGATAATACAACATTTGATGTTTTGATTCAATATCGAATTATTGGTGCTGATGTGTTGCCACAGCAACTTGAATTTGTTTTGCAATCTACTCGGTAATTAGGTAAATGCCATTAGTCAATTTTACAAATCTGGATTTTGATCAGATTAAAACAACTCTTAAAAATTATTTAAAGTCAAATTCTAATTTTACGGATTATGACTTTGAGGGGTCTAATCTCTCAACAATTCTTGATGTTTTGGCATATAATACCTATATCACTTCATATAATGCAAATATGGTTGCAAATGAAGTTTTTATTGATAGTGCAACACTCAGAGAAAATGTTGTTTCTCTTGCAAGAAATATTGGATATGTTCCAAGATCAAGAAAGGCAGCAACATCAACAGTCAGTTTTTTTGTAGATACCTCAAACATTACTCCACCTCCAGTATCACTTACTTTACATAAGGGCCCAATTGCGAGTACTTCAGGATCTTTCGGTAATCAATCATTTGTATTTTCAATACTTGAAGATATTACTGTACCAGTTTTTAATAACATTGCATCATTCGATGAAATTCAAATTTATGAAGGAGTTTTATTAACAAGTGATTTTACATATAATCCTAGAAATCCAAATCAGAAGTATATTCTTCCAAACTCTGGAATTGATACTGATTTAATTTCTGTTATTGTGAGACCAAATCAAACTTCTACAATATCAGTTAAATATAATCTTCAAAATAGTTTATTTAATGTAAATTCAGAATCTGAAGTTTATTATATTCAAGAAATTGAAGACGAAAGATACGAATTAATATTTGGTGACGGTGTTTTTGGAAAAGCACTAAAAGATGGAAATTATATTCAGGTTTCATATATCACATCAAATGGTGATAGTGGAAATGGAATCAGTCAATTTACATTTTCGGGAAGAC